CGGTCCTTTGACCCACTCACAAGAGTGACCAAGCCGTTTAGCAACACCGCAGCCTTTATTCGGGTAAAGGTCAAGAAGGGATTGCCCGCGTTGCACCGTTGCTTTTGACGAATTACTAGAATTACTGCTTTGCACGTTTGAAGTTTTGAGCGTAAAACGAGAATTCGTCAAAACGAGAATTCGTTAAAAAACAAGGGCGTGCTCTTCGCAAAGGGCCGTCAATGCTAGAAATGCTTTTCCGCATGAACGGAGAGAACGTGAAAACTAAACGCCAAAACAAAAAGGCTAATCTGCAATTACCTCCACACGCATTGCGCGCACGTGCATGGTGGCCAGCCTTTTTGGATGAGATGTCACGCACTTGCAACGTTGGGCTGGCGTGTGAAGCGGCAAAGATAAGCCGCTCTGCCGTGTACCTGGCCAAGAAGAATCCTGAGTTTGCGGAGAAATATGAACAGGCGGAAGCCCGCGCAATTGAGCGTTTGGAATCGGAAGCCTGGCGTCGTGGCCATGATGGGTATGAAGAGCCGGTGTTTGGCAGGGTGGCTAAAGATACCGATGGCCAGATAGGGACAATCCGCAAGTATTCTGACCAGCTATTGATTCAGCTTTTGAAGGCTCACAAGCCGTCGAAATACCGCGAGACGCAGCGCCTCGAGCACACGGGAGCCAACGGCGGCCCGATTCAGTCGGAAGACGTGACGGGATTGAACGATGCAGAGCTTATTGCAAAGCTCTCAGAAATTCTTGCCAAAGTTAAGCCCTAGTGACCGGGCGCTAGTTCTTGAAGGTCTATACCGTTTTTGGCCGGAAGGATTCATCAAGCAGCGCCTTGGCTGCCACCTTTGGAGCCGCCAAGTCGAAATAGCCGATGCCATAGTCAAGCATAGGCATGTGGCCGTTCCTTCGGCTCATGGGACGGGCAAGTCATTCTTAGCGGCTCGGCTGATGTATTGGTGGATTGCTACGAATCCGCCCGGAAGTGCGTTTGTAGTGAGTTCCGCTCCCACGTATCAGCAAGTTAGAGCTATTCTCTGGCGGGAACTGAATCGCGCCCATGCCAAAGCGCCGCTCGGAGAAATGAATCAGACGGAATGGCGTCTGAACGGTGAACTGGTAGCCTTTGGGCGCAAGCCCGCCGATTATGACCCAACGGCCTTTCAAGGGATTCATGCTGAAAAGGTCCTGGTCGTGATGGACGAAGCCGCCGGAATACCGGAAGAGATATTCACGGCGGCGGAAGGGCTTGTCACGTCGGAGGGGAGCCGGATTCTGGCAATCGGCAATCCTGACGACCCGCTTTCACACTTCGCGAAGATGTGCCGTCCCGGAAGTGGCTGGCACGTGATTCCGGTGAGCGCGTTGGACCTGCCAGCATTTACTGGGGAGCCTTGCCCGCCTGAAGTCCTGAAGCTCTTGACCGGCAAGTTGTGGGTGGAAGAGCGCCAGAAAGAATGGGGCGAGTCGGACCCACGATATATTAGCCGCGTTCTTGGGCGATTTCCCGAAGATGCAGTGTCCGGGGTGGTGCCCTGGTCATGGGTGGTCAAATGCCAGAAGCCGCGAGAGTATAAGCCCGAAGAACTCTTGCCGGTGGAGCTTGGCATGGACGTGGGCGGTGGTGGTGATATGACCGTCATCCGCGAGCGTAGAGGCCCTAAAGCAGGGCGAACGTGGCGATACTCTACTCCCGATGCCATGGAGGCCGCTGGATATGCTGTGCAGGCGATTAAGGCGACAGGCGCGAGTAGAATCAAGGTGGACGTTTGCGGAATCGGCTGGGGCGTGGTCGGGAGACTCAAAGAACTTCGCCCAGAACATGGGGCGGACGTAGTGGGCGTGAACGTGGGTGAGGCGTCAACGGACCCGGCGAGATTCCCGAAACTGCGGGACCAGATTTGGTGGGAAGTGGGGAGAGAGTTGTCGCAATCTGGCGGCTGGGATTTGTCCGAGCTTGACGACGAGACGGTGGGGCAACTGATAGCGCCTCGATGGTCTCCCGATAGCTCTGGCAGAGTCAAGGTGGAGCCCAAGGCGGAGACCAAGAAGCGAATCGGACGCTCGCCTGATGACGCTGACGCTCTGTTACTGGCCTTTGCGGGGAATTTCAGTGCTGACCCGAATTTCCTGGAATGGATGAAGACCAAATTGGAGACCGTATGAGAATAACAATCGGCGCGCTGGACATAAAGTTTGGGAATCAGCCGGGCGACGCCGTAGGCGCGGAGTCGCTGAACAATCGGCTTCAGAACGCTGAACTCCCAACGCCCCCACAAGGCAAGGACCCATTTCCGTTCAAGCCATTAGCTCCTCTTCCGCCGTTGGGCGGTCCAGGCCCGGAGCCGACCGGATTCGAGATACCTGTTGGCTACAATCTAACGTTCAATCCCGACCAAGCGAAGCCGGGTGCGCGTGAATCTCAGTTACGAATACTGGCTGACAACTGTTGGGGCATTAGGCTGGTAATCGAAGACTTGAAAAGGCAGATGCGCGGCCTGCCCCACGGAATACGGCCACGGAAGATGCAAGAGGGCGAGAAATACGCAGAGCGCCCGGATGTCAAGGCCGCTGAAGCATGGCTGAAAAAGCCGGATGGGTATTTGAGATTCGGCGACTGGCTGAACGCGGTGCTTGAAGATATTCTAGTCGTTGGTGCAGTGGCTCTCGGCAAACGCAAGACCGTTGGTGGGAAGCCGTTGGGGCTGCGAGTTATGGACGCGGCCAAAATCAAGCCGATTCTCACCGCTGCTGGGCTTCCGCCTGAGCCACCGGCTGCTGCGTTCTACCAATACTTGCACGGAGTCCCGGAGCGGCAATATACCACCGATGAACTAATCTGGCGGCCCATGAACGCGCGCTCCTGGACGCCCTATGGATTCTCAGCGGTAGAGCAATGCTTGACCTTAGTCACGCTGGCGATAAACTCTTCGTTGCAGCAGAACTACAATTACACGGCTGGCAATACTCCACCCGGATGGCTAATCCTCCCGCAAGATTTCACTATGCAACAGCGTGAGGCGTTCCAGCTATACCTTGACTCACGCATGAAGGGCAATCTACAGGCACGGGCGGCGACTGTGGCTGTGCCGTATGGGACAACGTATACCCCTGTGCCTCCGCCGAAGTGGGATTATGAGTTTGACGAGCTCATACTTCGGGCGATGGCATGGGTAGTCGGTGTAAATCCTGAGCCGATTATGAAAAGCGCAGGGCTAGGCCGTTCTGGGGCTGGCAACGCTAATCAGTCTCAGGCGTCTGGTATCGAGCCGCATAAGATTTTTATCGAAGAAATCCTGGATGAATACATCAATGAAGACCTCGGACTCACGGAGGTCAGCTTCGAGTGGATATCCGAGACGCAGATAAACAAGCAACTGGAACTACAGGAAAATGAGGCGTTCGTCAAACTGGGAATCCGAAGCGTGAACGAGGCGAGAGCAAGAGCGGGTGACCCGCCTTCCGATGTGCCGGAAGCAAACATGCTGATGGTGCTGACTCCCACCGGCTACGTGCCATTGCAGGGCAGCGGCAAGACGCCCCCGCAAGCACCTCCGCCAGAAGCGCCGCCGGAGAATACCCAGAAGGCGGATTTGGCGCGATGGAAGAAGGTCGCGAAAGCCGACGCGAAGAATGGTAGGACGCCGCGTCCGTTTGTCAGCGCGGCGATAACACCCGCTGCTAGATATTGGGTGGAGAAATGTCTGGCAGAAGGCGATGTGGCTAAGGCATTCAAGGGTCCTCGTAAAGCGTTGCGCTGGGAGACAAGTGAGCGAGCCAAGCCGTTAACTGAGGCCGGGGTGGAACTCTGGCAGCGCATTTATAGGCATCTGGCTGCGCCGTATTTGGCCGAAGGCAAGGCCCAACTCGTGACCAAGGGGCCGACGGATATGCCTCCGGAGGATTGGGCCGCACTGGTACGATGGCTGGAGGCGGTCTATAACGCCGGGGTGGATGACTCGGCTGAACTCGTGGGTGTAGGTAAGACCAGCGCCTCGGTGTGGGCGCAAGAGCGAGCGGCTGCATTGTTGGGGATGAAGTGGGACGGCTCCGAGTGGATAGACAATCCCAATGAGTTGGCCGTCTCTGACACGGTGCGCGAGACGGTACGCAATGCCATAGCCGAGGCGGTAAGCAGCGGCAAGAGCTATACAGACTTGGCGAAGGAACTACAGGACACGCTCGAATCACCGGCCCGTGCCATGGTAACAGCAAGAACAGAAACGGCGACTGCATACAATGTGGGGGCAGGCACCAACTACGCTGCGCAGGGAGTCGAGAGGGTCGAAGTCTCCGATGGGAATGGCCCCGGGTCTTGCGCGGAGTGTGACGCAGTCAATGGCGAAATCTGGACCGTTGACGAAATGATAGAAAATCCCATAGAACACCCGAATTGCACTAGAGCGTTCATACCGCTCTCGGAGGAATAAGATGGGCTGGGAAAAAGGCAAGCCGAGGAAAGTCGTTACGGACAAGACAGAAGAGACCGCAAGCGTAGAACAGGACCGGACAATTCAACTCGTTGTCCCGGTGGACTGCACGCACTCGCCAGAAGCCCTACGGGCGCTGTTGCAAGAGATGCTAGACACGGCGCGGCCCGGTGAACATGTCCGGGTGCAGGTGCGCTAATGACCGGCCCAGAAATCGGATTCAATGGCAGATTTCTCACGTTAGCCTGCGCGCTCGGAGAAGCCACTGGAACTGCCATGATTGCGCCGGAAGCGGTGATTGGGATACTGCCTCACCCAGATGGAGGCTCTACGATTATTGTCCCCGGCCAAGCGTTTGGGCGATTTCTCAACGAGCCCGCGGAAATACAAGGCGCGGTATTCGATGTGCTTCGTAGGATGTCCGAGGCGCGGATGCCGTCTGTGGTCCCTGTGGAGAAACGGCTAATCAGGATGTAATCGGAGTATGCCATGAGAGAAGAAAAGGCCACAACTATCGGAACGGTGCGGCGAGTTTATAAGGCTGCTGACGGCACTCCTCACTTAGAGGTAGTCGTTACTGGCCCAAAACTGGACAATACGAAGCCACGCCGGGAGCGGATGACCGAAAAGAGTTTGGACAACATTGTGGCGGAGGGCAAGGCCGGAGTTTACCGGCTGGTCCCCGCGCATAATGTGCCTATCTTGTTAGGCACTAGCTGCGACGCATACCGTGACTTGGATGGGAACGTGGCTATGGATATAGTCATGAAGGCTTCGAGCACGATGGCGATGGAAGTGTACGAAGATTACGAAAACGGGGTATGGACCGACCGGCAGGTGAGCATCGGCGGCCAAGCGAATCATATTCCCACCATAGATGCCGTAACGAAATCTGCGATTACGGAATTGGACGATTTCCACGGTAATCATATCGCGTTGACCTTCC